TCTGCTAGTTATGCAGACATAGCAAACCAAGCCAACTCAGCATCATTAGCTACTACAGCTTCATTCGCAATATCTAGTTCAAGATCTATATCAAGCTTAAGCGCATCTTACGCATTTACTGCAAGCTCTGCTATAACCGCTAACACAGCAGTAACGGCTACAACTGCCACATCTGCATTGACTTCAATCTCTGCATCTTGGGCTTCTACAGCTGGTACTGCAAACACTGCATCTTATGTTCAAGGTTACGCTACATTAGCAGGCAATAATACATTTAGCGGAGTAACCACTTTTAACAACTCAGTAACAATGAGTAATGTTAATGTAATAGGAACTGCATCAATTCAATACTTAAACGTTGTATTCGAATCTAGTTCTGTTATCTATGCATCTGGATCTAATATATTAGGTGATGCTACTAACGATACACAAACATTTTGGGGTACAGTAAACGTAATATCAGGTCCATTAGTAGTAACAGGATCTGCTAACTTTAAAGAAACAATTACTGGTTCTATATCAACTGCTATCAATGCAAACACTGCTTCATATCATGGAGTTGCTTTTGTAAGTGCATCTCAAGTTGGTGGTAACGATAAGGTTTCTTTAACAAATCAAGCAGGCGCAACAACTACTTTAACAATAGATAATGTATCTAATGCTAATAACGCTGCTAATGCTACAAATGCTACATCAGCTTCTTACGCAGTAACAGCAGGCACTACAAATAATGCAAATACTGCTAGTTATGCAGACAACTTTAAAATATCAGGATCATTAGAGTTAACAGGCTCTTTCTCTATATCTTCAGGTTCTATATTAATGTTGGCTTCTAACGCTGCTAACAACAGAGGAATCAGAGCAATGGTAACTGAATCTCTAGGAAGTAGATCAAATATTATTGGTATTACTTTGGCTGCCGGTACATCAACTGGATCTTTCGTAGTATCAGGTTCGAACAACTTTGTTAGTCTTACTGCAGGTGGTACAAACGTTACTTTTACTCAAGGAGCGGCTTTTGGATTTACAGGAACCAACAGTATAATAACAGTTTTACCAACAGTAACAGGATCAAATGGAGCTGCTAATCAAAGATATCTTCCTAGTATTGCTAACTCTAACATTAATCAGCAATTCACTGTTAACGATAGAAGAAGCAATGAGATTACAGCACCAGTAGCGATAAGTACAACTTCATTATTTGCAACTACTACAATAAGTACAAATACTGGAAGCTATAGTATATCGCAAGCTATTTTAGGAGCAACAGGATTACAAATTGATCACACCGGTTCAATAGCTGACGCTACTACTGGTGCAATTGCAACATCTATTATATCTGGTAATGGTCATAATATTAAACACGTAGTTAGTGGTTCAGCAGGTTTAAATAATAGTTTAGTAATAGGATTACAAAATAGACTTTTACTTAGTGGAAGTGGAACAAACGGCGCTGACATTAGTAGTACTGCATTATTAGGCAATAACTTAACAATCACTGGATCAGGAACTGCTGCTCAAGGAGACTACGGTACATTAATAGCAGGTAGATGGAATAACCCAATTGGAAATCTTGGATCTGCTAAAGATACAGTAGTTGCAATAGGTACAGGTACAGGACCTAGCGTTAGAAGAACTTCATTACACATTTCTTCATCAGGTTTAACAACTATTAGTAATGCTTTAAATGTAACCGGATCTTTAAACGCAGTAGAAATAACTGGTTCTTTATTCGGTACTGCTTCATTCTCTCAACAATCAGCAACAGCATCTTATTTCAATGGTCTAGTAGCATCTGCATCTTACGCTATATTAGCAGAGAATGCAAACAATGCTTATACAGCAAACGTGGCTAACTCTGCAATCAGTGCACAGACTGCAACTTCTGCATCTTATGCTTTAAGTGCATCATTCGCATCAATAGCAGGCTCAGTAACATCTGCTTCATACGCAAACAATGCTACTACTGCAAATAGTGCAACAACAGCGACATCAGCTTCTTATGCGTACACAGCATCATCTGCAATATCAGCAGGCACTGCATCTTATGCTAAGAACTTTATTATAAGTGGATCTCAAGTAATTACTGGAAGTTTAGTAGGTCAACCTGTATCTCAATCAGTAAGCTCATTAACTGCAAGTTTAAACTTACAAGCAGGCAACTTCTTTAACTTAACTTTACCAGCATCTGTAAACACTTACATCACAGCAAGTGGTCAAGTAGATGGTCAGACTATAAACTTAAAGATTACACAACAAGCAACTACTGGTTCGGTATCATTAGGAGCAGGATTTAAACAAGTTAGTGGTTCAGCTTACACAGTAACAGCAACTGCAAACGCAGTAGATATAGTAACATTCATATCTTTCGATAACACAGGACTTTACGTATCTAACGTTAAAAACTTAATATAATAGATGTTTACACCATTCGCATTCGTTAAACAAGCAGCAGCACAAGGTGGCGGTGGGGGATTAGGTCCTTTAACCACAGCTTTCTTAGCAGCATCAGGAATTACTGACGCAACTATATCCTCTGCTTTGAATACATTTGAAACTGGATTAGGAACATATAGTCTTACATCAAAGATATTGGCGGCATATCCTTTAGTAGGTGGTACATCTGCAACATGTGCATGGAATTTTATGAATACTGCTACGTATCCTTTAAGTTATACTGGTAGTATTACATTCTCTAGTACTGGTATGAACTTTGGAAATTCTTATAGTGCAAGACATGCTACTACAATTCCAAGTACTATATTATCTGCTCAAGAAGGTCACAACGCAGCTTGGATTGCATCAGATAATGGAAGTAATCCACAATATTCTTGCTATTGGGGTTCTAACGGAGACGTAGTTCCTCCAACAGGATCTTTAACTCAGTACTATTTTGAATTACAAAATGGAAGATCAGTTTGGCCGTGTGACCCAGCAACTGGACAAGGAAATGGTACAGCAAATTTTTCAGCTGGTAGTTTACCAGGATTCTTTGTTAACTCAAGAACTAGTAATAGTAGTCTTGTTGTTTATAAAAATGGTAGTTCTATTGGAAGTAATACAACAACTTTAACAGGTAGATCTTACGAAGGATTTACAGGAAATAATGTTTTCTTAGGTGCAAGACAAGATAATCCAGATACAACTTCAAACTACGTATACAAATATGCAAGTATAGGAAGTTGGGGTTGTGGATTAACAGGTACAGATGCATCAAATTATTATACAATAGTTAATCAATTACAAACAGACTTAGGAAGATAATGATACAAGTAGCAATATTAACACAAGAACAATACGAACAAGTACATCTAAAACAATTAGCACAAGGTCATGCATTTTATTGCACTAAAGATGCTAATGATAATTGGACTGTAGAAAAAACTCAAATAGACCAAATTGAGAACGAAGAATTCTTATGGTTAAAACAGTTACCATTAGTTGAATTTGAAATACCAGTAATAGAACAATCAACAACAGGATCTTTATAATATGTTTTTCAATAACCCTATAGCAAACTTTGCACAACCAAGAGTAACATCAGGTGGTGGTGGATATGCAAGAAACGTTGTAACTCAAGATTTATTTTTATATCTTGATGCATCAGATCCAGCATCTTGGCCAGGATCAGGAACTACATGGTACGATTTAACTGCTAATGCTTTTAATTTTACTTTATACAATACATGGTCTTCAGGTGGTTCAGGAACAAACAAATATTTAGCTTCTAATGGTGCAGGTAATTTTGCTCAGAATACTAGTTCAGTATTAGCTGCATTAGGTTTACAAACAGAATTTACTGTTCAGTGCATATTGCAAAGAACTTCAGGAGGAAACGATCAAGACTATTACTCTACGAATGGAATTGGAGGCGCAGGATCTACACTATTCATGTCTTACAGCGATCAAATGAGAGCACACCTATGGACAGCAAGCGGAACTTTAGTACAAGATTCTGGTACAGCATTTAGTTACGCTAAAAAATCATTTACTGCTAGATTTGGTTGGGACGTAGGAGTTTTTGGTACTAGAAACGAAGTATTTAATAGTACACAAGTACAAACAGCTAATATGGTTGGAGGTACGCAACCAACATCTACCTCTTATACTGCAACTAATCTTTGTTCAAGAGATGGTAGTGGAGCTTACTTTGGAGGATATTGGTACGGAGTTTTAGTGTACACTCGTTATTTAGATATTTCAGAAATTACTCAAAACGTAACAGCATTCGGATTATAATATGGAAGAAACATACATTATATTTTCAGTGAGTGAATTGGACAAGATAAACTTTAACGAAGTTTTAGAGACTGCCATCAACACTACTGTAAAATCAATAGATAATACTAAGACATTCGTTAGATACGAAGGAGCAGCTCCAGAATCAATACAGCAACTAACTACAATAGAGGCAACATTAACACATGCAGAAGTATTAGATATACTACAAACCGCAGAGTGGAAAAGAGTTTACCCAGATTATAATATAACATAACATGCCAATACCTAAAAGAAAAAAAGGAGAACACGAAAAAGACTTTATTCCAAGATGCATAGGCTTTTTGGTTGGAGAAGGTAAAGAGTCAAGTCAAGCATCAGCAATATGCTACCAACAACTTTCAATAAATTTGATTGGAGACAAAGAATATCGCAGAATGCTGACAGTTTCTAATCCTGCTGGTAAAAGATCGTTCTGGAATAAAAAATAAAAACACAATAATTCATTATAATACAAACGAATTCATAATATGAAAATAGAAAATAATCAGTCGTACATCACCAACCTACAATTTTCAGGTGGTCAACCAGTTGGATCTGGTAGTTCAGGAGCAACAACTATTGCATCTGGTTCAGTAGCTTTAGCAAATGCTATCACTGCGACTGGATCTTTTAATATTACTTGTGCATTAAACAATACGTTCTTCTTTGCATTAACAGCAAGCGTAAGTGCATCTGACGCAGTTGCAGCTTCAAGTGCAAAGGTACAATATGTAGCAGTATCTGGATCTAACACTCAGAAAGCTCAAATCATTGCCGGCGCTATTACAGCAAACGGTAATTACTTCGTATCTGCATCAGTTGGTAACACAACACTAGCTTTAACAGCTAGCTTTGGTGGAGTTAACGGTAACCAAATTTCTGTATCTGGATCTCAATTAGGTGGTGGATCAGGAGTTTCTAACTGGCCTTATAGATTTAATTTCGGAGTAGCACAAGGATTGTACCTTGGTCAAGCAGGCAACTTAGTAGCAACAACTATAGACGGATCAATATTATCATTTGTATCAGCTTCTGGTTATGTACCAGGATTGTTTACAGCGATATCTAGTTCTTCTACAGCGCAAGCTATCATTGCTTTAAAGTAATTTAAAATATGCCATCTATACTAGCAATTGCTAATGCAAATTTAGCAGGAGACCAAACATATAACAAACCAGCATTCGTTGCAACAGGTGGTACTATCACTACATTTACTAGTGGTAGCATTAGTTATACTAGTCACAAATTTACTGGATCACTATCGTCAAGTTTAACAGATGTATTTACTGTATTAGCTGGAGCTACATCTGCACAACTATTAGTTATAGCAGGTGGTGGCGCTGGTGGTAATTCAGCAGCTCAATTTATACCTGGTGGTGGAGGTGGAGCTGGAGGTTTAATCTACTCTTCATCTTTTGACTTATCGCCTTATTCTGGATATCCATCTATATTCAACGTATTAGTTGGTAGAGGTGGCGCAGCAGGATTTGATGAAAGCGGAGTAAGCTCTTCATTTAATCCTACAACAGCAATTAGTAACCAATTTCCTTTAACTGCTATTGGTGGTGGAGCTGGTGGTAATGGTATAGGAAAAAATGGAGGATCAGGTGGAGGTAGTGGAGGATCAACAACTGGATCTGGAGTATTAGGTCAAGGATTTGCTGGTGGAATAGGAGGAGGAAACAGAGCTGGCGGTGGTGGAGGTGCATCTCAAGTAGGATCATCTTACGTAACTGGTACCGGAGGAGATGGTAGATCATTTACTTTAGAAAATGGCACAGTTATATACTACGCAGGTGGTGGAGGCGGTGCTACAAGTAATACTGCTGGTGGTATAGGTGGATTAGGTGGATTAGGCGGCGGAGGAAATCCTGTAAATGGAGTAGGAGTTGGTGGATCAGGAACTGCTAACACCGGTGGCGGTGGAGGTGGAGGTTGGGCACCATCAGATTCTTCAGGAGCTCAATTAGGTGGAGGTGGAGGTTGCGGCGTAGTAATCGTAACTTACAAATCTGGTGGATCATAACCAGAAAATAAAGCAAAACAGTAATATATTTTTATAATCTCAATAACAACAATATGGATTCTCAAAGAATTTTAAATAAGATCGCAAACCTAATTGGTTTAGATAAAGTAGTTAATCTTTCAGGAGACGTTTACGCTAAATTAGAAGACGGTACAGCTGTTGCATCAGATGCATTTTCAGTTGGTCATACTTTATTCGTATTAGGTGAAGATGGATCTAAGAAGGTTGCTCCAGACGGAACTCACAAAGTATACATTGGTGGACCTAACGGTTCTAAGTGTTATGCTTTAGTAGTTAAAGATGGTACAATATCTCAAATGGATTTAGATAACAGTCACAACACAAAAGAAATAACAATGAACAAAGACTTATTCGCTAAAGGTCAAGAAAAATTTGAACAATTAGCACAAGCAAACGATGAGCCTGCAATGTCAGTACCAGGACCAAAGTACGACAATACAACAGAAACTCCAGACAATCAAAAAGCAATGTTTGCTGCAGATGATGTAGCTTCAAGAATTGATGCATTAAGTGCAGAAATCAAATCTTTAAGAGACGATATCGCACAATTATATGCTGACGTTAAGAAGGACACAGCGTCTGATGCTACAGAAATGGGCGCAGAAACTAAGAACGAAAAATCTGCAGTAGCAGATATCGAGAAAAAAGGCTTAGGTGCAGGTGGACAAGGAAAACCTAACTACGGTGGACCAACTCCAGGTATGAACATGAGTGCTCAAAAGAAATTCACTGGTGCTCCAGTTGAAGAACAACAACCTATGAAAGGTTTATTCCAATCTAAACAACAAAATACGATGTCTACAGTGTTCGCTAAGATGAACAACTCTAGATTGTAATTTATTTAATAAAAACAAAATATTCGAACAATGGCTACAACTACTTCGATCACCAGTACCTACGCGGGCCAGTTTGCCGGCAAGTACATCGCAGCTGCTTTGTTATCAGCTCCAACTCTTGATAAAGAGTACATAACAATCAAACCAAACATCAAGTACAAAGAAGTACTTAAGAAGTACAGCAACAATAACGCTATCTTTGATGCGTCTTGTGATTTCACTGCAACTTCTACAGTTACTTTAACTGAGATGATTTTACAACCTGAAGAATTCCAAGTTAACTTACAATTATGTAAGAAAGACTTTAGAAGTGACTGGGAAGCTATCGAAATGGGTATCTCTGTATTCGATAACTTACCTCCAACCTTTACTGAATTTATGATCGGTCAAGTTGCTGCTCAAGTAGCTGCACAAACTGAATCTAACATTTGGACTGGTTCTGGCGCTACTACTGGTACATTCCCTTCTTTCGATTCATTATTTAGAACAGTTGGTTCAGGAGTTATTTCTGGTTCAGTTGCTGCTAGTGGTTCTATCACTGGTTCTTCAACTGTAATCGCTGCTTTACAAGCTGTAGTTGATTTAATCCCTACAACTGTATACGGTAAAGAAGATTTAGGTATCTATGTTTCTACTGCTACAATGAAAGCATTCCAAACAGCTGTTGGAGGAGGATCTTCTTACGCTAATGGTTACAATAACCAAACAGTTATTGGATTGAAACCAATGGATTTCCAAGGTATTCCTTTATTGCATTGCCCAGGTTTAAACCCTACTTCAGTAGTGGCTGCACAAAAATCTAACTTATTCTTCGGTACAGCGTTATTAGATAACAGAAACGAAGTTAAAGTGTTAGATATGGCTGATCTTGATGGTTCTCAAAACGTGAGAATTGTAATGAGATATACAGCGGGTGTTCAGTACGGATTCGGTGGAGATATCGTTTACCAAACTAGCTTAAACTAGTAGATTGATATTAAAAGGAGGTCATTTAGTTGGCCTCCTTATTTAAAAGAACAAAATAAAATTATAATAAAATGGCTTGTAATCTAACGTTAGGAAGAAACGAACCTTGTAAAGATCAGATAGCTGGTCTTAACGCCGTTTACTTCATCAACTATAGCACAGGTAGCTATGCATTAGATGCGAACGATGTAGTAACATCTTTCCCAACTTCTTCAACTGCATACTTGTATCAATTGAAAGGTGCGAACAGCTACACTGAAACTGTAAACACTAGCCGCGATAACGGTACTACTTTCTTCTCTCAAGCGGTAAGTTTGACTTTGAAGAAATTAGACGCTGCAACAACTAAGCAATTCAAATTGATGGCTTATGGTCGTCCTCAGATTGTTGTACAAACTAGAAATGGTGATTCATTATTAGTAGGTAAAAACGAAGGTGCTGATATGACAGCTGGTACAATTGTTACTGGTCAAGCATACGGCGATTTATCAGGATATACTGCGGTATTCACTGGTAACGAACCTTTGCCTGCTAACTTCATCACTGGATCTACTTTAGCAAATCCTTTCGCAGGAGTTTCAAACGCTCCAACCGTTGTATACGGTAGCAATAGCTAGTAGAAAATTATTGATATACGAGACCTAGTCTCTATTCATATAACCACGTCGGGGTACCCTGTCTGTTCAAACAGATGGGGTATTTTTTTGTTAATAAAACAAAATAGTGGAATTTAGTTATAATATTGTATGACAGAACTACTACCCAATACTACCGGATCTCAGTACTTCAGAGTCAGGACTATGCCAACAGCATCTACTGGCGCTACTTTAGATCTACGTTTGAATGTATTGAACGAAGATAAGAATAAGAGACAGACAGTTTCTGGTTCTTTTTTAAGTTTCCACTACGATTCTTACGATTTCCTATGTGTTACTGCGAGCTTTGTTCCAGTACTTACCGCTAACATGTTCTACAATTTAGAAATAGAACAATGGTCAGGATCTGTATTATGTCAGACAATATATAGAGGTGAAATATTACCTACAACTCAATCAGCAACCGTAAGAGACTCAGTACCTATGTTTAGTTACACAGATACAGATAATCAATACATTATATACGAATATTAATATGTCAACAAAATCTGAAATAAAAGTAGTTAGCCTTTCAGGAGGTTACATCGTTCCTAAAGTTACTGAAACTAGAGGTAGAAAGAAGCACGTAGAAATTGGAATAGACGGATCAGACGATTTCTTTACAACTCTAATTAAGAGATACGAAACAAGTCCTACTAACCAAGCTTGCATGGACGGTACTACGGATTTAATCTACGGTAAAGGTTTAAAAGCAAAAGAGAATCCTGAATTAGAAGACTATTTGTACACATTAACTACAGACGAAGAGATTAGAAAGATTGTATTTGACTATAAAATGTTTGGTAACTGTGCTATTCAATGTGTATTTAACGAAGACAGAAGTCAAATCATTGGTTTCTATCACTTACCAGTTGACACATTAAGAGTACAAAAAGTAGACGAACAAGGAAATATTCCTGGCTATTTGTACTCATCAGATTGGTCAAACAAAAGAATTCAACCTACTGACATTCCAGCATTCGGTTCTGGATTCTGGGAGAATGATGTCCAGGTCATCTACCTTAAGCGCTATTCTCCAGGTAAGTTCTATTACGGTATACCTGATTACTACTCAGCCATTCAGTACTGTGCAGTCGAGGAAGAGGTTTCTAACCTACACATCAACAACATCTTGAATAACTTCATGCCAAGTACTATTATTAACTTTAATGGTGGCTTACCTGCAGTTGAAGAGCAGTACTTACTTGAAACGACTATAGCTTCTAAATTCAGTGGAACTACAAACGCTGGTAAATTTATTTTATCATTCAACGAGAATTCTGATTCTAAGACTACGGTAGAAATGTTGAGACCAGAAAATTTACACAAACAATACGATTTCATTGCAGAAGAGTCTAGTAGAAAAATTATGTTGGCGCACAGAGTAACTTCACAAATGTTATTCGGTATCAAAACAGCATCAGGATTCTCTAGTAACGCAGACGAATTAAAAACTTCGTACGAGATTTTCTTAGCTTTGGTAATTAATCCAATGCAAGAAGAATTGTGTAAAGCAATCGAAGAAATTATACAATTCAACGGTTATAATCCTGAAGCTCTTTACTTCGCTCCATTGATTCCATTTGGTTTCTTAGCAGAGTTAATGAACGAAGCAGGAGGAAATGCTACACAAGAGATTATACAAAATCCTAACGATACACCAGATGTACAAAACGTTGCACCAGATCCTAACCAAGGAGTGGATACAAATACTAACAATCCTAATGAGACAGTAGGCTACGTTGATCAATCTAATTACGTAGGACAGAACATGAGCAAACAAGATTGGCACAGTTGGAAATTAGAAGAAAATTACGAAATAAGCAAATAAGATGAGTAGAAATATATTATTCATATCAAGAAACGATATCATAAAGAGATCCTACATTGGTGGTAACATTGATCCTGAAAAGATCATACCATTCGTGAAGACAGCTCAAGACAAATACATTCTATTGGCTTGCGGTAGTGTATTGTACAAATACTTACAAGACCAAATAGAAGCTGGCACGTTAGCAACTCCTTATACTGAACTAATTCAGTTGTATATAGTTGATACGTTAGTACACTACTCTGTGTGCGAAGCGCTGCCCTACTTGGCTTATACTATAGATAATGGTAGCATCTTCAAACACTTGTCTGAGCAATCTGCGTCACCATCTAAAGGCGATATAGATTTCTTGCTACAAAAGGAGTTGCAAACTGCACAGTTTTACGCTGAGAGATTAGTTACTTACTTAATCGCTAATAACCAATTATTTCCTCAGTACAATCAATCTACTGGTAAATTAGATAACGTTTATCCAGACAAAGGCCAACAATACACTAACGGTTGGGTACTATAATATGAATGATAAGAAAGTATATCTTGGCTACGCTCCTAAAACAAAGAACGTAGAGAAGTTGGCAAAATACGTGGCCGACAAAAAAGTAATTACTGTGAATACAATCCATCAGAAATTAAACAAAGGTCCACTTAAAAATAAAAGATTCTAATGCAAACAGTATATTCATTTACCCAATTCTTTAATTCAGTTTGTTTGGCACATCCAAATATTACTACGTTTACGGTTGGTGATATCTACGATATTGATACTGCAAAATCCACACTATTTCCATTGGCTCACTTAATGATCGATAACACTATCATGGCAACTGGAGCCAAGATGACCTATAATTGTACTCTATTAGTTATGGATCGTATTACAGATATTGCGCAAACTTCTACTGGTCACTTTAACGAAATAGTAAAGAACTATAAAGGCATTACCAACGTATTGGACGTTTGGAATACAAGTCAAGCCACCATATCAGACATTGTTATCTACATAATGAACAATGCACAACCTTACCAATACAACATTTTAAACGATGTTACAATTACTCCATTCACTGAAAGATTCGATAACTCTTTAGGTGGATGCGGAGCAGTATTTCAAATAGAAGTGCCTTACAATCCAAGCAACTGTCTTATTAATATCACCAATGTTCAAGCTGACGGTGGAGTAAATCCTTGCTAAGATGGTAGCGCCAGAGATATACAACATGTTAAATAAGTGGGCTGCATCTGTTGTAGCTCAGGCAAAGTTGAATCTAATTACAAAGAAGAAGAACGCTACCAAAGATCTATACAATTCTATTACATACAAAGTAATGCCAGATGGAGAGATAGAATTTGTCTATGCAGACCAAGGAGATTTTGTGGAGTCTGGTCGTAGAAAAGGTGCAAGATTACCGCCTCCAACTAAGTTAGCTCAATGGGCAAAGATAAAAGGACTCAAGCAGTTTAGAGACAAGAAAGGC